GGAGCAAAGAATGTAATCAGATTTGTTGTTTGGGTAGTTGTATTCGTGACATTAACCAAATCTGCTCTGTGAGGTCCAATACAAGCCATGCAATCTTTTCTTGATTCTGCGAGAGAAATCAGATAATTTGCTTTTGCTTGGGATTCATTCTTATCTCCAAGACCAGGACCCATAATCAGATAATCAACTTGAATTTCATCTTTGTTTTGGAAATATCCATATGCAGTAATTAAGTTTGCTAATGTAGCAGTCATGCCTCCATTAGAACCTACTGCAGGAACGCCAGCAGAGTAATCCTCTCCACCGCCTAAAGAATATGTTACATTACCAATTGCGGAGAACGTAACATCTTGTGCTTTTTGTCCCCAAAGACCAGATGATGTGGTGTTTGCAGTAAATGAAGTGGAGAATCCTGTTGCTCTTGGCTCTGTATTATGATATCCGTCTCTACCATTAGATGGATTGTAACCAGCATAAACATTCGCAGAAAAGTCAGCGATGTATTGCTTGTACCAAATTTTTTCTGGAGCATTTACATTTGAAATTGCATCAACCGCTTTAGAAAGTGATACGTGCTTTTCAAGAATTGTTCCTTGGTTTCCAGTAATTGTTCCATAATCATCAACAACAACAACGTGAAGAGCATCACCTTCACCATTTCTAGCGGTTGAGTAAACATTAGAAATTGGTTTTGGTGCAATAGACTTCCAGTAAAGAGTTGTGTTGTCTAAATCTAAAGTTTGTTGATCATACCAGTCATCAACTGCAACTGGAGTGTATGCCGCAACCGTTGCAGATAAACCAGTGTTAATACCAGAATTGTTTACAAAGAACAGCGAATCGGATGTATCGAATGAAGCATATTGTGTGTTTTGAGCGTAATCAATTTTGGTTTCAGTTCCTGCAGAAGAAACTCTTGAAACAATTTTAACATCAATTGTGCTGTTTCCGTTTGTTGCGTCTGTATTAATACCAGTGATGATTCCTTTTAAATATCCGCTAAATCCTGTTGTCGTTCCAGACCCAGGTACGGTGACGTTTGACAACGCAGCAGTAACACCAAAACCAATTTGAGCTCCTGCTAATCTTGGACTTACGGTATTAATTCCAATTCTTTGATCTGCTAAATCATCAATGAAACAAATCTTTAATCCATTTGCCCAAGAACCTGGGTTCTTTGCAGCATAGGTAAAGTTTGTGCCATCTACATGATTGTTTTGATAATCATCATAATTGTCAATTTGCAGTGTGCTAGTTGATGCGATTCCAACACCAGCATTTGCATTGTTGAGGTCAGCGTCTGTTGCTCTAACAACCTTAAGAACGCCACCGTATGACAAGAATGATGCTGCACTCATCCAGTATTCATATTGGGAATCCGTTGAGAGTGGCTTACCAAAGACATTGATAAGATCTTGCTCTGTAGTAATGTCGATTGGTTCATTCACAGGTCCAATTCTGAAAGGTCCAGCAATTGCACCGATATTATCTAAAACATTATCAGCTCTTCCTACAGTTAAGTCAACCTCTCTGACGAGTACGCCTGGAGATAATTGAGGAGTCGCCATGTTTTTCTCCGTGAAGTCTCAGTTTATCTAAAAAATATTTATTAAAAACACACTTTACAGGGGGGAAACAAGCCGTGAATTCACTACCAGTCAGGATATTCCCATTTTAAACTCATATCAAAACTTTTTTTATAATCAACTATTCTTCTAATTGTACAATCTTTGCATTCATACGAATATGATGAGGCAACTGCTCCTCTATCTTTACGAGTTCTATAAAATCCGTCTATTAAATTTTTTGTTTCTCCACAGACTCTACATTTTCTATCGACCAAAAGCAAATGACCTAATTTTATTTGCTTATCAAGTTCCATTACATATATTCCCACATATAAGCACGATCTCCATATTCATCAGTAAACCATCTGTCACCATCTACATCAACAAAACTAGAGTTGTCTAATCCATCGGAAATAAATCCAAATGGTGCCATATCTTGTTCTATTTGGTTTTTTTGTTCCTCATAAAGTCTCTTTCGAATGTCTTGGTCTGTAAGTTCTTTGAAATAGTCTTGAGCAACTAACCAAGCATAAATTACGAGACACATTGCCAAGTCATCATTACACCCTTCTTCTGCTTCAAACGAATTGTGTTTAGAAATAAAAGTTGTTAATTCTGAAATAATTTCATAGTCTTTGAATAATAACTTATCACTCTCAATCATTGCTTTTAGATTGAGTGCTCCAACCTTTTTAACTGTTTTAGACATCTTGACGCCAAGTTGAGTTTTCTTTCCACTAAAACCTTGACCTACAATTTGCCCTGCTCTTCCCCTCATTGAGCACATCAAAACATTTTGATATTCCAAATCATAATGTAACAATGATGCTACTTGGTCTCCGATGTCATTAACCTCACAAAGAATATACGCGCCATTATAATTTTTTGCTACTTCATAAATGATATTTGGAAATAGCATTGGTTTGATTTCATTATTTCGATATTTTGCCACAATTCTGTGTGGAAAAGATGTTATATCAACCACAACAAACGCAGAATAATCTTCACTGACTCCTCTTGCCACATCAACAGTGATTACATAATCATGGTCTTCTATCACTTCTTCATAAACATCTAAACCGGCACTTCTTTTAATTGGATTTTCATATACAAAGTTTTTTAATTTGCTTGGCGCAATTAGAGTATCAACAGATCCAAGAAATTCACATTCAAACTCAATTTTGAATTGTTGTTCGGAAGTGTTTGCAATTGTTTGTGCTTTCCACTTTTCATCTCTTCCAGGTACTTCAGACCAATGCACGTCTGTTGGAATATATTCATTTCTACCTTTTTCGGCATCGTGCCACATACGGTAGAAATGATTCATACCGTGTGGGGTGGAAACTATGATGACTTTTGTGCTTTTACCAGAAGTAATAGTAGGATAAACAGATGCAAAGAACGAGTCTGCAATATGGTTTGGAACGAAAGCGAATTCGTCGAGGAAGAGGATATTAAACGACATGCCTCGGACAGCACTCGCAGATGTAGAAGCTGCCAATATCTTACTGCCATTTTCTAACTCAATATTTCCTTTGTTCCATGCAATGATGCCCTGTTGCATCCACTTTGGTAAGTTTTCATATGCTGTTGCTAGTCTTCCCAAAAGTTCTCTTGCCGTTGCAGCTTTGTTTGCCAAGATACCAATATTTACACTATCGTTGAAAATTAGATAATGTAAAAGATATGAGACCACTGTCGTTGACTTACCAGTCTGACGTGGCATTTTGCAAATATTAAATCTATGTTTATGAAAATTTGTAATTAATTTTTCTTGGAAATGATAAGGTTCAAATCCAACAAGACCTTCATCAAGAGAAACAATCTTTACATAATTTTTTGCAAAATAAACGGGGTCATCTTTACATTTAACAAATTCAAGAATTTGCTCTTGAGTAAATTCAATTTGAGTATTTGCCTTTTTTAGATTTGGATTACCAAGATATACACTTTCACTCATAATATTTTACCTATCTAGTTTCTCTCCATTGAACAGATGTATAAATGTTTGTATTTGTATTTGATGTTAAATTTTGAACTATAACTGCAAATATATTGCTATCATTACAGTCTATATTTTGAGCTATGTACGATTGCTTTGCACTTGATGGTGAGAGGTTAACTGTTCCTGAGGCTTGTTTTCCAGAGGGATTGTTTGCTGCTAAATATCCAACTGTTTGTGATGTAGAATTGGTTAAACTAAAACTTGTTCCAATATTAGAATTATACTGTACTCCACTATTCTCACCAAAATCAATCCAAGTCCCTCCTGTTATATTGCTACTACTTGGAATTCTATATAAAGACCATTTACATGGAGCAGAATCTGATAAGAGTTCTAAGTCAGTAAGTCTTACAACGGTTCTATTTGGATATCCATTTAATGTATCTTTAACACGAATTGCCATTACACATTTGATATCATTTGGAGCTCCATTAGAACCAGTTATTTGAATTGCTGTTGTAATACCAACAGAAAATTCAGATCCACTTTCTTCATAACCTCCTTCACTCAAAACAGTAGAACAAATTTGTTGCATTGAAGAAATACCGACAGCGGTTGCAGTATTTCTTACTTCACATCGGATTGGTAATGAAGGATGAGACCAATAAACATACTGTTCAACATTAGAATGATTAAATTCGTGACAGTAAATTAGACTTCCGCCAACAACAAATCCACAACGTATCCTTCCAACACCTAACCATTGAAAATCTGTTGCAAATAATTGAGTTTTGGTAAAATCTAAATTTATTCCGGATAAAGTAGTCCCATCTAATTTATCCAAATTCCAATCAGACTGACTAACTGAAGTATCACTTGCAATTCCAGAAATATAATCTCTTTTTACAAGAGATATGGATCCATTTCCGTTTTGCTGAACAAAAACTCCATTTCTTTCATCAAAATAACCTGTTCTTTTTATTGTATTTTCTCTTGCTGATTGAAAATTAAAACTTGATAGGGCATATTGTGATTTTCCTGGCATATAATGATGGTACATTCTGGTCTGATGAATTGCATAATCAGATGCTCCAGTTGTAACACCTATAGAAACACACGCTTTATTCGTTAAATGCTCTACGGTAGAACCAGCACCAGAAACTTTATCTAGTATTTCTGGGTTTAAACCGTATTGATGAGAATAATCTGCTAATGTAAATGGTTCAGAAGTTCTTGATCTACCAAAAGCATCATATCCTCCCCCTCCAGCCCCAGTAGAAACCCCGCAGTTTCCTATGTTGCCATATCTATCAGCACACATATAAACTTCATGAAGAGTTCTCTCTTGATCTAGATAGTCTTGTGTGCTTTTATTCCAAATAGCCATAATTAATCACCCCAAGATAATCTTTCTGGTTGATACCTTTTAATTCCTGTAATTTTTAACGCACTGTTTGAATTATATTGTGCTGGATAAATGTTGTGAACTACTGCTCCTGGATATTCATTTTGTATTTGCTCACCAAGAGATTCTCTTGTAGGAATTTCATCTCCTACAATTTCCATACGATATAACTTTCCTTGCCAAACTACATCTGCAACAAATTCCTCTCCAACAGATTCTGGTTGAGATT